CTGGTGATACTTTTGACCTTGGTTGGAATGACAAGTTGGGAGTACCTTATTCCCTTCAGGTCGTTACTCGTTTTCTAGAAGATGGAGTAACAGGTTCACCAACTACTGTTGTAGCAAATAGGTCTACTGGCACAGCAACTTCTACAGATGCTCGTGGAAGTATCGTTCCTGCAACTGCTACGAATGGTTCACGAGAATATGAAGTAGCGTATTCCTGTTATACTTCTGACTTGCATGGGTTAGCCGCGTATAGTAGCTAATTTGGTAAAGAAGTGTCTCAGGCTTTGGAGGGTGGAGGAGGTTTTAATCCCTTTTACTCCTCCCCCTCTACTGAGGAAATAGATGACAGTATTTCGTGAGTTAATAGATAGAACAATACTGCGGATGTCTCAGGTTCCTGGGGCAGCTACACAAACTTATGCAGAAGATAGAGTAGCAGAGATGCTACAACATAAGTTTGATATACTCTTTGATGAGTATTGGTGGCCGAAGTATAATCTATGGTCTACTTATACACTAGATGGTTCTACTGGAGTAGTTACTATTGATCTCACAGAAATCATTAAAAGGTTTGAAGATATTCGATCAGTATTCATAGGTAATACTAGTCGTAGAGTACTTATCCTTGGTCCAGAACAAAATCCTAATATTATAGATGGAACAGATCCTAGAGTATACGAAGCAAATGCAGATGCCGCTAGGGTTATAACTATATGGCCTAAGACTGCTACAGGTACTTTAGATATAAATTATCAAACTAAACCAGATACATTCTCTTCAGAAGATGAAGTAGATATGGATGATCAGTTAATGATCTGTGGTGCTGCATGGGACTACCTTGAAGATGATGGTACTAATCCCGGTGCAACTCAGAAGTTCCAAAACTTCTTTGAGGACAGATTAGCTCAATTGACAAGTAAGTTAAATAGTAGGCCAATACCACTAGATCACTTTGCTTCTCGATCAGATACCTTTACACTCACAAGGATATAGTTCGTGAATCCTCAATTATTATTAGAGCTTGCAAAAAAGTTAGGTGGTAATCCTGAAACTTCACTTCAGGGGCGTTCGAGAGTTCTTCCGCCTAATCCTTTAGCAGAAGTTAACCCTAATATACCTCCTGGTGTTAGAGGAGTTGATCCGAATGGAATTAGTACTCCTCTACACGAACCTCCTATCGATGTTCCTCCAACTGGTACTGTTGAGGACTATATGCGGCAGATAGATGAATTTAATTCTGATGGTCCTCAGCCTAACTGGAGTGATCCAACAAGTATACCAAGTCCGACCAGTCAAGCGATAAGAGATGCAGAAGATGATGCATTGATGCGTACTATTGAGCAACAAGCAGAGGCTATGGGAGAAGGTGGGATTAATTTCGGTGAGGAATTGGAGCGGCAGCTAGAGCATCTATTACAAACACGGGGTTTGTCGGGTAGAAAGCTAAAATGACAGCATTAACCCGACCACGTATTCAGAGAAAAATACGTAGGCAGTCAGTCCTTAGTGATATAACTATCAGAGATTTCTCTGGTGGGTTGAATGTTGCTGACAATGATTTAAACCTTACTACTAAGTTTGCTACAATATCACAGAATGTTATTCGTGCAGTTGATGGATCACTTACTATTCGTCCTGGCACAGAGTTATTCTCTGATGTAGTTGGATACATGGACTCCATTATTAATATGGAGTACTTTCGCAATCATATCATAGTAGTTGGTAACAATGGTAAGGTTGTTAGAGTAGATGGATTAGGAAATGTTGTAGAGATTTGGTCTGATGATTGGGCAGATAACTTAGCTGGTAATCCTACTGGATGGGATGCAACTACTTTCTGTTCATTTGCTAGGTACAATGGTAGTCTTACTATTCATAATGGAATTAATAAGCCTATTAGTGTAGAGCCTGATCTATCAGTAACATACGTACAAGATAGAGCGATAGGAACCAATGCATTTACACCAGTGGGTAGGTACTCTCATACACAAGGTAGGTACTTGGTTATCGCAGGTGATCCTGATGCATCTAGTACTATTCACATTTCTGGGACTGATACTACTACATTCGTCGGTGACTCTCTTACTGATGCTGTGTCTATTGATCTCGGCAGTCGTGTCACAGTGGGTGAAGTTGAGATTAAAGGTATTGGAAGCTACCGCAATCAGCTTGTAGTTGACTTTGAAGAGATGATACTTCCATTAACATTAGGTGTATTTAGTGGAGATGATCATTCTCCTACATTTGGTGATGAAATAGAAGAGTCAGGAACTATAAGTCATAGGACACTTCAATCAGTTGGTGATGATCTCCTATTTGCTGATTTGAATGGGGTATCTAGTGTTCGTAGAGCAGCACTAACTACATCTATTAAATCAGAGAAGTTCTCACATCTAATTGATCCATTACTACAAACTACTTTCGATAATGTAGTAGATAGTGATGATGGTATTCTAGTTGCAGAGGATGAAGTATTCTCTGTCTTTGATACACAAGCAGGTAACTATATGCTGTTTGTGCCTAATGAGATTGGGAATATTACAGAAACAGTATGCTATACATTCAAGAAGATTGATAAGTTAAAGATAGCTGCATGGACTGAATGGAGAGATTGGAACTTCAAGGCTGCATGTCGATCACAGTTGAAGAGAGTATTCTTTGCAGATCGTAAACGTCCTACTCTTATATGGAGAATGGGAGAAGAGCATCATAAGAATGTAACTGATTCAAATAACATCTCTGTAGATTATAAGGGATATGAAGAAACATTCTCAGATGGTACAGCTTTCATCGATGGACATGGTTGGACACCAGTAGCTGATATAGAAAAGTCAGGAGTTCCTATTCGTTGGACTTGGGAACTTCCTTGGTCAGATAATGATACAAGATTCAATGTTAAGTCTTCTAGATACATTAACTTTGATACACAAGGTGAAGGACGATTTACTTGTGATATGTTTGTAGATAACATCTATGATGACAGACAGTTCTTAGGTGAGACATTCTCTGATGGAACATTGTTTACAGATAGTCTTGGTTGGATAAAAGAGTCATTAGTTCCAACTTTAACACAGAGCTTTGCACTTGGAGACTCTCCTGGGTTTGGTAGAGATCAATATGGTAGGTTATTCGGTGGTGGTAGACCTACAAGAACAGAGAAGTTATACGATTGGTCTACGACATATAAGCTATTCAAACTTCGTCTAAGTGGTAAAGCAATTAAGCCAATGAGGATAGTATCTATATCATTGGCTTACTCTACAGGAAGTATTAGGAGGTAATATGGCTTCAGCAGTTGATACAAGTTTTCCCCCTGAAGATGAGCAAGTAAGTAAGGGTGATTTTCGTGCTCAAATGCTAATCATATCTAATGAGATTACAGCATTACAAAGAGATACAGATCTACCAAATAAGATAGCATTTGGTGATGTAGCTATCGCAACTTTATAGGTTTAATATGTCTGATAAGATTGGTGTTCTAGGTGAATCAACTACTGCTACAGTAGCTACTACAACTGTCTACACATGTCCAGCTTCTAAGGCAGCTAAGATCAGTCTTATGTGGACTGGTCTGGCTCATGCAGCTAATAGTACAGGTGATCTAACTATTACTGTTAATGGAGTGAATGTAGCTGTAATCCTTAATATGACAGCGGCCAACTACATTCTTAGTAGTACTGCTAAATTGAATGAAGGTGCACAAGTTGCTGCTCCTGACGGTACTTCTGAAGCTAATACTGTAGGGATTGCCCCACAAGTCTATTACTTGTCTGCTGGTGATACTGTAACATATACTATTGGTACAGATGCTATGCAGTCAATGAATATGCAAGTAGTAGGTACAGAGATTGATGTCTAATGGTTACAAAGACTTCTAACTTCAAATTTAATCTAATTACGTTAGATGATACTCCCTGGCATGAATTCGATCATGACAACTGGAGGATCATTGATACTGTACTAGCAAAATTTGTTGCTATTGTTAATCTAGTCGGGGTATGGGACAACTCTTTAGCTATTGCTGTTGGTGAGCGGCATATAGATAGAGAGGCTGGAACTATATGGACTGCTTTA